GATATAAAATGAACTTATCTGAGGAGGAAATACAAAGAAGAAAAACTCATATGTTGGAAATACGAAATGAGTATTGGGACAATAAATAAAGTGGCACACTCCCCCTCGCACGGGGGGAGGATTCTCGTATAAAGTAGAATCGTAAACAAACAGAACAATGCAAGTCCCCAATCGCTACCACCACTCCAAGAAGGATCAGAAGCGGAAACTCAAACCGCAAGCACTCCGACAAGCAAAGGCCCGTCGCCAAGCACTTAAGAAGCGTCTCACTCAACGAGACGCTTCTTTTTTATAAATAATTGAAAAGTTTTTTGTAAAAATGAGAGATCAAGAAATTGTAGGACTCTGGGAAGCATATGCTTCTGTTTATACTCAACCCCAAGAACTAACGGAAGAAGTAGAGATTGCAGCGCAATATTTCTATGAAATGGGTTTGAATGAGGATGGAGTTGAAATCCTTATTGAAGACATTGGTGTAGAAGAGTTTGCCAATTTTGTTTATGATATTGCTGAAAATTATTGTTTAACTGAAGCAAGAGCAGGTGGTGTAAAAATTGAACCTAAACTTGCTTCTGGAAAGGAAATTGTAGGAAAACCAAAAGCAGCATCATTAAAAAGACTTCGTGCCCAAAAGGAAGTAAGAAGAGAAGCAGAACAATCTGCATCTGAAGCAAAACCATCTGGAATGAAGGCATCCCTTCAAAGACAATCTGCTGTTGCCGCTGCTGCAAACAAGCAACCTAAAAAACCAGGATTGTTAGATCGTGTTGCTAGTGCTGTCACTAAAGGTATTAAAAGACATAACAGTGCTATGGGTGAATTGAAAAAAATGGGCGCAGCAACAGCAGTAACTGCTGGTAAAGTTAAAAAGGCTGCAGGAGAATTTAAGAAAGGATTGACTAGTGAAGAATTTGATCAACTTGATGAGAATAGAATGGCTTCTCGTATGGAAAAGATGCCTTCGGCACCTGCTAAAGTTGGTAAGGCAACTCATTCAATCAAAGACCTTGTTCCTTCAAAAGCACCATCACCAAAAGAAAAAGCAAAGGCAAGAAAGGCACTTGGACTTGATGAAGCAGGAACTGCCACAGGTCCAAGACTGACTGATGCTTATGATAAACCTCCATATGGTGACGATCTTAAATCTAAACCAACAAAAAAAGGTCCAAAAATGAAAGGTGTTGTGAGAAAGGAAGAAGTAGACCTCTACGACATCATTCTCTCACACCTTCTTGATGAGGGTTATGCTGATACTGAGAAAGCAGCAGAAGCAATTATGGTCAATATGAGTGAGGATTGGAGAGAGAGTATTGTTGAGGAAGTTCTTGATGAAGACGCAAATTATGATAGAAATCGTCGTAGAGCAGCACAAAGAGCAGCAGAAAGAAATGCTGCTAGAGCTGCTGGAAAGACTGGTGTAGTTCCTGGAGTTGGTTATGTGTCACCACGAAGAGAAAGTGAAACCTATAGGGATTCTGCAGGTGTTGAAAGGCATAAATCTGGTGCTAAAAATGCCTAAAGATTGAGGACCACTTCCCAAACTGGCACATCAGGGGGTCGCAAGACCTCCTTTTTTTGTATAATAGGTGCATAAGAGACAAAACTAATGCCCGTCAATCACGAAATCAAGTCCCAACTCGCAAAGCTTCTTGCCACCGAAGACCTTGTGGTTGAGCACAAGAAAGTGGAGACTGCCTGCTTTAATGTTCATACTCGGGTTCTCACTCTGCCGATGTGGGAGAAGGCAAGCAATATTGTGTATGATCTTCTGGTGGGTCATGAAGTTGGTCACGCACTTTTCACACCTGATGAGGATTGGATTCAAGAACGCAGAATCCCTCCACAATTTGTGAATGTAACGGAAGATGCACGAATTGAGAAATTGATGAAGCGTAAGTATGCTGGTCTTGCTAAGACTTTTTATGGTGGATATAAAGAACTGAGTGATCAGGACTTCTTTCAATTGGAAGATGAGGATATTTCTACTTATAATCTTGCTGATCGTGCAAATCTTTATTTCAAGGTAGGTAATTTTATCTCTCTCGATTTTACATTAGAGGAGCAGAATATTATCAATCAGATTGCTGATGCAGAAACTTTTGCTGAGGCACTGGATGCTGCTGAGGTTCTTTATAAGTATTGTAAGCAAAAGCAACAGGAAGAAACCAAAATCAATCTAGATTCTCACGAAAGTCAGCAATCTGGTTCTGGAAGTACCTCTGCTTCTGACTTTAGTGACCAGCAAGAAGGTGAGAATGAAGCAGAAACTGAATCTGGTGATGATTCTAACCAAAGCGGTGGCGAATCCAAAACTATACAAGGTGAGATGGGTGGTGAAGATTATGAACCAGAAGTTAAGACTGCACAATCCTTAGAAGATGCACTCAAAGACCTTGTGAATCAAGATGGTTGGGAAAATACTTATGTGGAGATTCCTAAACTGAATGTAAAGCAGATTATTGTAAATAATACTCAAATCCATAATATTTGTAAGGAATCTTGGGCACATTATCATGATACTAATGTTTATGAATCCAGTGAAATCTTTGGTGAGGTAGATAAAGACTTCCGTGAGTTCAAGCGTTCGGCACAGAAAGAAGTCAATTATCTGGTCAAAGAGTTTGAGTGTCGTAAGGCAGCAGATAGTTATGCACGTGCTACAACAGCACGTACAGGCGTTCTAGACTGCTCTAAACTACACACCTACAAATACAATGAAGACTTGTTCCGTAAGGTTACAACACTTGCAAACGGCAAGAATCACGGTCTGGTGTTCATTCTGGACTGGTCTGGTTCTATGAATCGTGTGATGTTGGATACTGTGAAACAACTCTTCAATCTCATCTGGTTCTGCAAGAAGGTTGGTATTCCTTTTGAGGTTTATGCATTTACAAATAGTTATCCAATCATTAAGTATGATGAGAATAACAAACCAATTTTTCCAGAACCTTCATATCAAAAGAAGGAAGGTCTTCTTCGGGTTGATGAATATTTCTCTCTGCTGAATATGCTTACTAGTAAGACAAATGGTAAGACACTGGAAGACCAGATGTTGAATATCTATCGTATTGCCTGTAATTTTAGTGACCAGCACTATACTCGGTATGCTGTTCCAGTTGGTTTAGACCTATCTGGTACTCCTCTAAATGAGGCTTTGATTGCTCTTCATGAAATTCTACCTACTTTCCAAAAAGATAATAATCTTCAAAAAGTGCAGTGTGTAATTCTGACTGATGGTGAAGCAGCGCCATTGAAGTATCATAAAGAGTTCAATCGTCGTTTTGATGAAGGTCCTCATCTTGGTCTTAATTCTGTTGGAACAAATAGTTTGCTGCGTGACCGTAAGACTGGCAATACCTATTCTCTGGATGTAGAATGGTATGGTTTTACTGATGTTCTACTTCGCAATCTGCGTGACAAGTTTCCTTCCGTCAATTTTATTGGTATGAGGATTCTGGAATCTCGTGATGCCAATAGTTTCATTCGTCGTTATACTGGATATATCGGCACTGAGTATGATAAGATTACCTCTTCTTGGAAAAAGGAAAAGACCTTCTCCATTAAGAACTCTGGTTATCATACTTACTTCGGTCTTTCTGCAACTGCTTTAGCAAATGATGCAGAGTTTGAGGTTGCCGAAGATGCTACTAAAACTCAAATCAAAACTGCATTTGTGAAGAGTTTGAAGAGTAAGAAAATGAACAAAAAAGTTCTTGGGGAGTTCGTGGAGTTGGTCGCTTGAATAAATAACTAAAAAGTAGTTTTAAGATGAACTCACAAGAACTTCGTGCTCTTCAAGAAGCTTATAGTCAGGTTTATGATGAGGCATATAAATCACCTCCTTATGGTGAAATGATTGCTAAATCCAATAAATTTGATAAGCAGTATAAGACGGGTCCAACAAATACTGATGCACTTCGTAGAAGAGTTAAAATACATTTAGCAACAAAATTTCATGACCCTAAACAATCTCAACAAAAGTCTGCTGCGAATAAAAATAGACCAGAAAATGAAAAGAGAAGTAAAACTGTTGAACGTCAAAAATCATTTGGTAATCGTCTAATGAGAAGTGATGGGCAAGGTATTCGTGATAGTTATGAGTATGACCTCTACGACATCATTCTCTCACACCTTCTTGATGAGGGTTATGCTGATACTGAGAAAGCAGCAGAAGCAATTATGGTAAATATGAGTGAAGATTGGAGAGAGAGTATTGTTGAGGCAGCTGCAGATCAATCTGATAAGCAAATTGATAAGGGTGTAAAGACGACTTATAAGGCACAGAATGTTCTTGATAATCAACATCAAGGCAGAAGTCGTGGTTTAAATCGTCTTCCTGCTAGTGAAAGAGTGAATAAAACAAAAAGAATGAGATCTCGTTTAAAAGCACGTAGAGATGATTTATTCGGAGAACGCAATAATCGTGAAGATGCTGCAAGAGCAGAATTTAAGAAAAAATACGGTTTCTGAAGAACCACTCCCAAACGGCAAGGCACTTTCTATAAATACTCAAAAAGTAGTTGTAAGATGAAAACTTTTCAAGAGTTTATGGTAGAATGTTATTCTATTCAAGAAACTTCTCTTACTCGTGTAATGAGCAAGTCTGAAAAAGGTGGTATGGCAATTCTTTCTGGACAAAGGGGAGATAAGTCAAAAGCAGAAAACCAAGCAAGATCTGCTAGAACTGAAAGGAGAATTAGAGGTGCTGGTCTTCCTGGTCCAACTAGAGTTTCTGGAAGATATACTGAAAATCCAGGAACTCCAGATGAGACAAAAGTGGGTGAAAGGTCTCACGTGGTTTCTTCTGGTAAAATGGGCAAGAGGAAGTTTAAGAAGACAATTGAGAAACTGGGCACAGAGGGTGGACTTAAACACAAAAGGAATGTAGAATCGGGGACATCAAGGGATGATCAGGACTCTGTTCTGATTCAACGCAAACCAGGAGGATCTGCTACACTAAAGGGAACTTCAAAAACATCTTGGCCTGGTAAAGGTAAAAATGTTGGAGTTGGAAAAATGAAACCTGGTAGAACGGGTGAATTTGATACTAAAGTTAAAAACAAAACATTTACTTATGAAGACTAAATTTCCATTTGAACACGTAGTCAAATCTGACACTAAAGAAGTATGGGTAATCTGTGATAGTGCAATTACTGCTATGGGTATTCCTGCGATTGTAAAAAAGTTTTATCCTGGTTATACTGGTAAAATTGCAAGCAGAGAACATTTTGAGAAACTGAAGAACCAGTTGGTAAACTGACACAAGGGGGGTCCACGACCCCCTTTTTGCCGTTATAATTACTTCAGTTAAACAAAACCACCTAACTACATTATGCCCCGCAAGATTTCTGTGACTGACGACCAATTGATTGCAAGTATTCAAGAACTTTATGGTCCAGAGGTTACTTCTGGTGACTTAAAAGGTTTTTGTGCCTCTCATAGTTTTAATTACCAAACTGTGACCCGTCGTTTGGATCAATTCAAGACTTCTCGTGGTCGTTGGAACCTGGAAGTGACTCAAGAGAAAGTTGATCAGATTGAGCGCACTTTCCAATCTCCTGCTGCTCTTCCTGCTGTAGAACAAAACCTTATTCCTGATAAAGATGATACCTTCGTCAAGTTTGGCAATTTTAACGATATTAAAAAAATTATTCAGTCCCGTATTTTCTATCCTGCATTTATTACGGGTCTTTCGGGTAATGGTAAAACGTTCTGTGTGGAACAAGTTTGTGCCCAACTTAAGCGTGAATTGATCCGTGTTAATATCACTATCGAAACAGATGAGGATGATCTTATTGGGGGTTTCCGCCTTGTCAATGGTGAAACTGTGTGGCACAACGGACCAGTCATCGAAGCACTCGAACGTGGCGCTGTCCTACTTCTCGATGAAGTGGATCTTGCATCTAATAAAATCCTTTGCCTCCAATCCATCCTAGAAGGTAAAGGTGTATTCCTGAAAAAAATTGGTACTTTTGTCAAACCTGCTGCTGGATTTACTGTAGTTGCGACTGCAAATACCAAAGGTAAGGGTTCTGATGATGGTCGATTTATTGGTACCAACGTGCTCAATGAGGCATTCCTAGAACGTTTCCCCGTGACCTTTGAGCAGTCCTATCCTGCTCCTGCTACCGAGCAGAAGATCCTGGAAGGTGTTGCTCTGGATCTGGGTGTGGAAGACCGTGACTTCTGCAAACGTCTTGTAGACTGGGCAGACATCATCCGTAAGACCTTCTATGATGGAGGTATTGAGGAAATCATCAGCACCCGTCGTCTGGTTCACATCGTTCGTGCCTATAGCATCTTCCAAGATAAAGGGAAGGCAATTCAAGTCTGCGTCAATCGTTTTGACGATGAGACCAAGCAATCTTTCTTGGAACTTTACGACAAAGTTGATGCTGATTTCCAAATGCCTACTGAAGTGTCAAATGAGGTTCTTCCATATCTTGACGAACCCAGTCCTTTCTGATATAATTGGGGAAGGTAAAAAATGTGCCTTCCCTTTATGAGTGATTCAACCCTTACTATTACTATGCCTGAAAACACAAATACTAATGGTTTCTGGAAATACAACGAAGATAAAATCCTGAAACAACTTGAACAATATATTTCTGGCACTTATAGTCAGCATTATGTTGATCGTACTGGAGGTGGAACTGAACAAACTCTCGATAAAATCAAACATAATCGTCGTGAGGGTTTCTGTGCTGGTAACATCACTAAGTACACTGATCGTTATGATAGCAAAGGAACTCCCCGTGCTGACTTGTTCAAAGTTTTGCACTATACTATTCTTTTGATTAATCATCTCAATCTCGTCGAAAACAAGTGAAACTCAAAACCCAAATTATGAAACTCTCTGATAACACTCTAACTATTCTCAAAAACTTTGCTGGAATCAATAATTCCATTTTGGTCAAACAAGGTACTAAACTCCGTACCATCTCTGTGGCAAAGAATATTCTTGCCGAAGCAGATATCACTGAAGAGTTTCCCCGTAACTTTGCGATTTATGATCTGAACCAGTTTCTGAACGGTCTTGGACTTCATCAAGACCCCGAACTGGATTTTACGAATGACTCTTACATCACAATTCGTGAAGGTAAGCGTCGGGTCAAGTATTTCTATGCTGATCCTAATGTAATCATCTCTCCTCCCGAGAAGGAAATCAAACTTCCTTCACAGGATGTCTGCTTTCAACTAGAACACGCATCTTTGGAAAAACTTCTTAAGGCAGCAGCAGTCTATCAACTTCCTGACCTCTCTGCAATTGGAGAAGCGGGTGCTATTCGTCTTGTGGTTCGTGATAAGAAGAACGATACTTCCAACGAATACTCCATCGTGGTTGGTGAGACTGATAAGGAGTTCACCTTTAACTTCAAAGTTGAGAACATCAAGATTATTCCTGGTGCTTATGATGTGGTTGTGTCAGAAAAACTTTTGTCACAATTCAGCAATACCAAGTACAATCTGCAGTATTATGTTGCTCTAGAACCTGATTCGACTTTTGGTTGATGGAATTTCTCCTATATCTGAGTCCTACGGGACAACAATTAATTCAATACTTGATTTCTGCAAAATTTCAAGTTAGTGAAAATATTGCTTTTTGTAAAGGATCAACTCTCTTTGGTTATGCAGACTTACCAAAAAAATTTGTAATCTGTACCAATAACATTAAAGAAAGTGGATTTGATCCCAATTATTATATTGGAGAAACTGTTTATCACGAAGCAACACATGCTGCTCAAATTTGTAATCGTAAAAAAAATCTAGGTCTTTCTAAAAAAAATATGCCATTGCCTTCGAATAAAATGCAAGACGTTAAAAATTCTATGAAAGTAACTGGAAATAATGGATCCACATTAAGCGAACACGAAGCATACTTTTTAGAAGACAAACCCGAACAAGTGCTTTATTATGTGAAAAAGTTCTGCTTTTAATTATGAACATCTTTGTTACAAACGAATTTCCAGCAGAGAGTGCAATTGTACTTCCTGACAAACACATAGTGAAAATGCCTCTTGAGTGTTGCCAAATGCTTTCCATTGTGGCGTCCAAGTGGTATCATAACTACGGAACTCTTCCCAAGTCTGATGGAACTCCTTACAGCACTGAGAAGGGTGCTTTTCGTAACCATCCCTGCACCAAGTGGGCAGCAGAATCAATTCACAATGCTTATTGGTTGATTAAGCACGGGATGAATCTATGTGATGAGTATGCAGTTCGTTATGGTAAGATCCATTCGTGCTATAATACTTTATTGTCTGCCTATTATCTTTTCCCCAAAGGAAAGATTACTGAGGTGACTCCATTCGTTCGTGCTATGCCCGACGAATACAAACTTGATGAAAGCATTGATACATTCACTGCATACAAAATGTATATTGCTTCCAAACCTTGGGTTGCGGAGAACTATCTTCGTATGCCTTCTCGCAAACCTAACTGGATATGAACTATCAGAAAGGTGATTTTTTCCTAGACAAAGATACACATAAACTGTATATTTTTGATGGGAAAGAGTGGTGGGAAATTGTCCCAAGTTCTGAATTGAAAAAACCTGATTGGATTTGATTATGAATAATGATTTTTTGTGGGTAGCAAAGTATGCCCCAAAGACTATTGAAGATTGTATTCTCCCCGAGAATATTAAAAAGACCTTTAGTGACTTTCTAAAGAAGGGTGAAATTCCAAATATGCTACTTGCTGGCCCTCCAGGAGTTGGTAAGACAACAGTAGCAAAAGCACTATGTAATGAATTAGGAGTAGATTTTTATGTCATTAACGGATCCGACGAAGGTAGATTCCTCGATACTGTCAGAAACAATGCGAAGAACTTTGCTTCGACCGTCTCACTTTCG